CGCCGAACTGTGCGTCGGACCCGAGAGCCAACGGATCTGCGATCGCGAACTCGGAGCGCACGAGAATCACTTCGTCGTCGACGCGCTTCTCGTCCCACGTCGGATGCATGTAGGCGACCTTCACGGCCGTCGATGCTGCGCGGGCAATGTCCATCGCCTGCACGACTGCGGCCCGCTCGAGGTCGGAGTCTGCGACGGCAGGCGGGAACGTGATTTCTAGGGCCTCGGACAGGACCGCGCCCGTCCCGAACTGTTTTGCGTCGATCTGGATTTGGACGGCCAACAGGTCGGACAGGACAGCCTCGAACAGTCGGGCCTTCGTGGTGCGCGTGTTGATCGACATTTCGCGTTTGTTGCGGGACTCGGTCGCGGTCATTGCGCCGCCGTCGTCGGTCATCCCGAACGATGCCGGACTGTAGCCGGATGCGCGGATGATTTGGCGGAACATTGCGTCGATCGCGGCGAGGTGCTTTTCGACGCGGATGTCGAACTGTTCGGCGTGGAACATTTCGTCGGCGTTGCCTGCCGATGCGAGGGTCGTGAAGATTCGACGGTCACTGTTGAACGAGGATCCTTGACCGGCGGGCCCGACGTCGAGGGCGTCCTCGGAGACGATTATTCGGCCCTTCGCAATGTCGATGTCGGCGGATAGTGCCGACCACCATTCGTCGCACTTGTCGAACAGGGGAATGTTTGAGGCGTTGATGTCCGCGTAGCCGAGGTTCTTGAGCTGCGTATCGTGCCGGTACTTCGCGAACGGCTGCGCGTTCGGGACGTAACCGACTGTGAGGCCGTTTACCTCGGTGAGGTAGACACCGTCGGCGTCGAGTTTCATTGCGGCCGGTAGGTGCTTCGTCGACTCGTGGGCGGCGAGGTCAAGAATGCGGGTGCCGATGTTGCCGTCGGTTCCGCAATAGAGAGCGTGCTCGATGCACCCCTTCGAGTGGCGTTCGAGGTGCCGCCATACCTCTTTGTCGCGGCCACCGTTGCCGGGCAGCTTCGACCAGAATGTCGCGGCAACGAGTGTGCCCCACTTGAACTCTGGGATCGCGTGGTCGGCGTCGACGACGTCGATCCATGCGTGCTCTTTGACGAGCCGGTCCCACACGACGCGGAGGTAGACGCCGCCGAGTGCTGCCGCGCTTTCCCCTGCCGATAGGAGTGTCGCGTGCATCGTCGGCGTGTTCAGTATCCGGTCGATGCGTTCACTCGCGGCCTTATTCGCGGTGTCCTTCGGGGCCGATACGGTGATGCCGTTCGCGAACACGAGCGACGACGAGGTGCGGGCGAGGTCGCGGGCAATTGGGATGTGCACCCGGTCGGCGGGCTCGGAGACGTCGAGGGGCTTACCCCACCACAAACGCGCCCACATACCGACCATGCCGCCAGCCCAGCCGGGGCGCGACGGTGACCCTGTCGTCCCGGTCGTGTAGCGGGCTGCGATGTCCTCGGGGTTCCCGACCCACCAATCATGCGCCTCGGCGATGTCGTCGAACGGTTCCGCTAGAAACCGTGGCGGGAAGTCAGTGTCAGGCTGCGGTAGAGGCATTGGCGGCGGCCTCCTTGGCTGCGTTGGCGGACTGTGCGCGGGCGGTCGTCTTTACTTTGATGAGCGAGCGGATCGTGCGACGCCACAATTTCTCTGTCGATGCGATCGCGTACCGGAATGCGTCGAGGTAGTGGTCGTCGAGTTTGATGACGGCGTCTTCGCCCTTGTCTGTCTTTTTCGGATCCCACACGTAGCCGGGGATTTCGTCGCGTAGGTGGGTGCACCTGTCAGAAATGAACAGGTTTCCGCTCGAGAACAACGCGCCGATGGTGTTGATGTTGTCTTCGACTTCGTTTGTCGCGTCGGTGGATCGCCCGATCTGCGCCTTTTTGATTTCGACTTTGAACGCTTTCGCGGCCGGGTCGACGTAGATCCATTCGGGGGCGGTGCGGTCGGCGAGCCAGTCGCGGAGACTGTCGGCCTGCTCCCCGATCGACAATCCTTTGGGCGGCGGTGACCATTCATCCATTGCGTAGAGGTGGCCGTCGACGCCGAGGCCGAGGAGGATTCCGGCGGTAGCGTTCGTCATGCCGTGGTCGATACCGAGGGCGAGGATCCGCGACATGTGCGGCATGTCGTCGTGTGCGATGACGTGCTTCGCTTCGGTGAACATGTCGTAGACGGCACCGTCGGCGAGGGCCCACATTCCACGGACCATGCGCTGATAGAACAGGCCCGAGAATGACGCTTTGATTCGTGCGACGTAGTCGGTTCCGAGGTGTTCGTTATCGTCGAGGATGAACGAGAACCTGTGCAGGTCTAACGGTTTCGCGTCGTCGTCGTCGTCGTAGTCGCCGGGGTTACGGTGGTGTAGTTCGCCGTCGTGGTCGAGCCACAGTTTCGCCTTGTCCAACCATTTGAGCTTGAACCAGTGGCGGGGGCCTTCGGGGTTGCATGTCGCCCACATCTTCGCGCCGGGCTCGGATAGTCGGGTGATGAACATGTCGACGAACGATTCGGGCAACGTCGCGATTTCGTCGAGGTAGCCGCCGACGAGGGTTGCGCCCTGGATTTTGGTGCGGGCAAGTTCGTTGTTCGCGCCGACGAGGATCACTTCGCGGCCGAGGATATTGACGGTGCCGTTTCCTCGGTTGATGGTGACGAGGTTCGGGCCGAACATTTCCTGCAACGGCAAAATGAGGTTGTTGATAATGGTTCGCTCGGTCCGGCCGGCCATCATGCAGACGCCGGGCGGCCCGACTGCGCAAAACTTCGCCCAGTCGAACAGTGTCCCAATCGTTTTGCCGGATCGAACGCTTCCCTCGAACACGTTGATAAACGCGGTCGACAGTGTCGCGGCCTGCAAGTTTTTCCCGGTGAGGGGCTTGTACTTCGGCATCATTCGCCGTCACTGTCGTCGGCGGCTGCGGCGGGTGGTGCGGTTTCACCGAGCATGAGTGCGAGGTACTGCATCGCGTCGGGGACAGATCCGGTTTCGCGGTTGAGGTCGAGGATCGCTTTGTGATCGAACCCGTGAAGTTTCGAGCGGCGGGCCTGTACGCGGAGCGCGACGGTTAGGAGCTTGACGAGGTCGTCGGTCTCGTAGGCCGATTCGAGCCTGTCGTTTAGTTGCTTCGTGTAGGCGTCGAGGTCGGCGAGTTCGAGGGCGAGGACTTGCTCGGCGGGTTCGCGAATAATGTCGGTCATTGCGCGCTGCACGTACTTAAATGCGGTGCTGCGGGTGACTCCGAGGTCGTCGCCGATTTGCTGGTAGCTCCAACGCTTTTCGCGGAGTTCGAGGGCGCGGGCGCGGGCGCGTTGCCGTTCGATCGCTTCGGGGCTTGACTTGTCGGTAGCCATGAGGCCGCCTCTCGTGTGACCGCGTCCCTTCTCGGGTGGGTGTAATCCGCCCGACGCGCTTCGTCCGCCGTGGTGCCCTGTGGGGCTGCTGTTGTGTGCGGGAGCGTGTCGGGCGGAAGGATTGGGCCCTGTGACGGGGGCGGGCCGGGGCGTTTGCGTCGAGGGGTCCACGCGCGGACCTCGCTCGGCTAGATGACGTCCGAACTATGTGCGGGGCGGCCAGTTCCAGTGACCGGGGCGCGGTGCGTCCGAGTGCGGTACGTGCGTATTGAAGAACAGGCCCGTCGGGTTGAGGATCGCGAGTCCGACGCATGGGTGGGCGGCGTCGGCGTCGCATACCTGCGTGATGATCGCGGCCCGAGGTTCCGGTAGGTATTCGCCACCGGGTGTCCCGTAGCTCTGATAGTGGACGCTGCGGGTGACGCTCGGTTTCACAGGAAGATTGGGGCGACGAGTGCGAGGAATCCGCCGATCGCCTTCGCGAGGGTCAGCCACTCGTCGAGACTGACGTTCCCGAGATATTCGGTGATGCTTGAAAGCACGGTCGGCCTCTTTCGTTGTGGGGGTACAGAAACGCCCACGCTCTACCGAAAGTGTCGGGAGCGTGGGCGTTAGTTCGCGTGGCGGGGACGGTGGTTCGTCCTCTGCCTGATAGCGATAGCTTACGGGCGGCGGGCGTGACCCATCTTTAAGACTGAAACGCAAGGGCCTTTCTTGCCGCCTGGCGTCGCCCGTACCAGTCGAGGACCGCGCCGACGGTGTAGTAGCTGTGCGCGCCGAACTTGTAGGCAGGGAAGAACTCACCTTGCGATGCGGCGAGACGGATTGTGCCCGCCGTGATCGGTTCCTCGAGGAACATCGACACCAAACGGGCGAGGTCGCCGCCCGCCGCCACGCAACGCCGAGCCTCGACGAGACGAGTTTTCAACGCGAGAGCTTGCGCCCGCTTAACGCCTGCCTCGTCGGGGTCAGTGTGCGGGATGTCGATGACGAGTCGGCCCCGCTTGACGACGAGGTACAGGTCGGCGACGTCCTCGGGTGTCCACCTGTACGGCGCGAGGCTCGTTGTCGAGTGCCGGTGCACACTGCGGGCGATACGTTCGCGGGTGACGTGGGCGCGGGCCCCGATGATCCATGCGACGCCCATCTTTCGGAGCTGCCGAACAATGTCCGCCGAGGCATCCATCGCGGCGACGTTTACGGGTATCGGCTGCTCGTCGGATCCGCCACCGACGCCGCCTGCACTGGGGCCGTGGTTGATGCGGTCGAGGCGGGTGAGGGTGACGTCGAGTTCGCGGAGTAGCGCGCGAATCCCGACGTGTGTTCCTTCGGATCCGGCGAGGGTGGCGGTTATCTGGTCGACGTCGAACGCGGCGGCGGGCACGATTGGGGGCTCCTATTCGGCGTGCGTGGTGTTGACGGCTTCGGCGAGGAGTTGCGTCAACCCTTCGCGGATGTAGGCGTCGGTGTGGCGGCCGTCGGTGATGAACCCGCCGAGCCAGCGGCCCGCGTCGATCCAGTCGCGACGGTTCGACCACTTCCACCACGGCTGCATCTTGCCCTCGACGACTTTCTCGGCGATGCTCCATGCCCACGAGACGACGTCGAACGACATGAACTCTGAAAAGTCGGCGGCGGTGCGTAGAAAATTGCCTGCCGGGAGGCTCGTGATCGGGTCGCCCCACGCCGCTACTTGCAGGAGTGGGATTGCGTCGACGCCCCGGCCGCCGCCGACGCCGTAGCCGCCTGGGTTGGCGTTGACGGTCGGCGAGTCTTTGTGCCGGAACGGGTCGGCGATGACGACGCAACCGATGATTTTGCCGGGCCGGGAGAGGGCGCGCGCGAGGGTGGTTGCTGCTGCTGCGCCTTGGGAGTAGCCGCCGACGATGACGGGGTTCGGTGAGGCGAGGGCGGCGTCGAGGAGGTTTCGGCCGCCTGCTCGGGCGCTTTGTGCGTAGCTCATGCGGACGCCGTAGTCGGCGGGGTAGTCGACGTATTGGAATCGGAACGTGTTCGGGTCGAGGTGTTTTGCGAAGTGGTCGGATACGCCTTCGCCGTGGCGGTTGAATGTGCCGGGTAGCCAGAGAACGTCGATCATGCCGGTCATGGTGTGGGGTGTCCTATCTGTTGCGGCGGCGTGCTTTGCGGGCGGCCTTGTTGTCGGCGCGGCGTTTGGTGGTGATTGCGCGCGGGACGGTGCCGAGGTAGGGCGACCCTTCCCCTGTGCCGTAGCTGTGGTGGGGCTCGTCGAAGTCCATGAACTTGTGCATGCCGTCGGCGGCGTACTCGATGGATCTCGCGAAGTCTGCGAGAGATTCGGCGAACGGGTGCCGTAGCGGGATGTACGCCTCGCGGTCGAGGTCGAGGTCGCTGACACGAATGACGCCCGACCATGACGGACGGTCGCCGCCTCGCGCCAGGTCGCGCGTGTGGCTCGGTTTGCGTACGTGCACGGTGTCGCCCTCGGTCATCGCGGAGTAGATGGGCGTACGGTTGGCGACCTTGTCGATTTCGTCCTGATACGCGGCCCGAGTTCGTTCACTGAATGGCTTCACGCTGCGGCCTCGGTGTTCTCGATCTTGTCGAGCTCGAACTCGAGGAACTGGATCGCCTTGCGGATGTCCTGCGCGGCGGGTGCGTTCGACTTCAACCCGTGCCGCCATAGGTATTTGATCGCCGAACCGATATTGAACGAGTAGTACCGGGCGATGGTGTTGCATTCGACGCCGGACGGGTGGCTGTTGTAGTGCTCGGGGCGTTTGACTGGGTCGAACGGGTCATTGACGGGCAGCGTCTCGGCGGCTTCGGTGTAGGTTTCTGCGGCGATGCGGGCGAGGCGTTCGGGGAAGGTCTCGGCGTCGGTGTCGCAGACGGCCTCGTCGTGGGCGAAGACGCCGTCATAGTCGTCGACGGTGCATGCTTCGCAATCCTCGCCGCTGGTGTGGTCGAGTTCGGGCCAGTCTCCACAATCGGCCCCGGCGCGGTCGCGTGCCGCACTGGTTTCGGCGACGAGGTCCGCTCTCGCTGCCTCGACGAACGCCGCACGCTCGGCCCGGTCCTCGTCTTCAACGTCGGCCGCGATCACTGCATCACGGGCCGCCAACTCTGCCGCCTCGTCGCGCACCGACTGAGCTTCGAGTTCCGCGACGATACGGCGGGCCTCGTCGAGGCCGGCGGGGGCAGCGTGCCTCGGCGACGTCGGCGGCTTCGGTGGGTACTCCGAGACAGGGACGTCGGCGGCGGCGGGCAACGGCGTCGACATGGCCTGCTCGTAAGCGTCATCGAGGGCGTTTGTGTCTAGGCCGGTGAGGTCGAGGTCGTCGCGGCTGATGGTCGGGGCCGTCGGCTGGTCGTTGATGCCTTCAATTTTGAAGCCCTTCGACGCGAGCATTGTCCCTAACTCGGTGCCCGACAGACTGTTTAGGCGGTCGTGGAATTGTGCGCGGACGGCGTCTTGTGCGGCTTTGTCGCCGATCTTCGCGGCGGCTTCGGGGTCGGCGAGGCGGGCGTCGAGTGCGGCGGTGAGCTGGTCGGTTGTGAGGTTCACGGGTGTCCTTCGAGTTGGCGGGGGGTTAGCGGACTTCGAGGGGCGTATGCACGAACAGGACGCCCATGAACGGGACACGGACGAACAGAACCCACCTACCGGCGACGTGTAGCCATTGCGGGCACCGGATCATTGGGCCCCGGTCGTACTCGGTGCGCGGGCAGTAACTGACTCTCACGCTGCAACCTCGGCGGCCTTCGCGACGTCGGCCCACTCGATGACAACCCACAAGCGGCCCGGCTCACCCTTGACCGGGTCGTGCAACTGCGGTGTCGGCTTCGCCATGTAGGCGGGCACGTCGTCGTGGACGAGGCCGTAACCGATGCGGGCGGGCACGGGACGCCCCGACTTCTTCGACACTGCCGCCGGACGTCCTTCGGTGAGGGCGTCGTAGATCGGTTTCGCGGTCGCAACGAGGTTGTCTTCGTCGCGACCTCGCCGGTTCGGTGGCCGGTAGTGCAATGCGACGGCGGCGTGCGGTAGGCCGCGCGGTAGGGACTGTGCACGGGCGAGGGTCACGACGGCGTTGCGGAGGTCGCGGATCTTCTTCGCGCGTGCGAACTTCGCGCCCATCGTCGCGCCCGAGTCGTTGAGGTTGAGCGGTGCCCGTTCGTAGGGCAGGACGAGCGTTGCTGTGAACGTCATTCGGTGACCTCGATTTCGTCGGCGTTCGGGATGAGCAGGGGGGCCGGTTTCGCGGTCCCTCGCTTCGCTGCGACGACGACGTGATCGTGGCGGCGGGTGGTGCCGACGATCGCGTAGATGACGCCTTTGTGTTTGAGGGTTTTTCCCCAGTGTTTGCCGGTGAGTTCGGCTGCAAGGATTTTCATGCGGCGGCCTTCCGTTGCTGGTACGAGTGGGCGTTCGCGCATGTGGCGCAACGTCCGCCGCCGCGATGTTCTGCCGTCCCGGCGGTGGGGGTGGTGCCCTTCGGGACGAGGGCGGTCTGGCAGTCGGTGCATGCTGCGGGTGTCGTGTTGCGGATTTGTGGGAGTGCGCCCGAGTTGCGTTTCGACTTGTAGCAGGCGGAGCAGAATCCGAGGGCGGATCGTCGGCACTGCCCAATTTTCGCGACTGTCACTGTCGGGTCTAGGAACTCGCGTTCACATCCGAGGCAGTGGGTGTCGCTTGGTGTGGTGCCTGCGACGGCGTGTAGGGCGAGGAGTGTTGCGTGGTCTCCGGTGCATGCGATTCCGCCGTAGATGACGCCGTCGGCGACTGACGCGAATCGTTCGCCGTCGATGGTTCCGGCGGCGAGTCCCTGCTTTGCGCATGGTTTGAGGCGTCGGCAGATGGTGTTACAGGTGTTGATTGCGGCGGCGGCTTCGGGGGTGTTTGTCCAGTTGGCGGCCTCGCCCTGTTGGGAGAATGTGGGGTCGTTGTAGCAGGGGGCACCTTCGTTCCACACGTCGTTAAGCACGGTTTCATGGTCGCCGTTTCGCACTTGTTACGCAACGGTTGACGTCGCGTATTAGCTGTTATATCAGGCGTTATGGCCTGTTCATGCTGTTCGGTCGTCGTCGTCGTATGCGTAACGGTTCGCGCGGTCTTCGTCGTAGGCGCGGACTTGTGCGGCGGTCGCGCGGTCGCGGGTCTCGGTTGTGGTGGCGATTGCGGGCGGTGGTGGTTGGCGGTTGATCCATTCCCAGAGGGCCCCGAGGGTTGCGGCGACGAAGACGAGGGCGGCGATCTGCGGGTATGTGAGGCCGAGGTCGTTCATGCGAAGTAGCGCCGACGGTGGGTGATTTCGATTTCTGTCGTAACCTGGGCGATGTGGTCGCCCGCGAGGAATGCGTTCGCGGACGGGCCGACGCCGTCTTTCTGGAACTCGACGACGGTGATATGTCGCGGCTCGATGGTGATGGATCGGGCGGTGTGGGCGTCGATGTCGAGGATTGCGAGGGCGGCGCGTAGCTGCCATTCGCTGATCGACTGGGGAAGTTTCAGCACGGGGCGGGTTCCTGTCAATGGGCGGCGGTTGATGCGGACGAGTCAAGGCTCGGAATGTTCGCGGCCGTCGAGACTGTGGTGCGTGATGAGCCACCCGATCGAACCGTCGTCACGTTCGACGGGTTCAGTGTCGGGGCCGCACGGGCAGCATTCGCCGGTCTCGTCGTGCTCTACGAGGTCGTCGACCGGGAGGACGTGGACGTTCACCGGACGGACAGGTCGGACCAGCCGCGCGCCGTATGCGAACCGACGAGCATCCCCAACATGCCCGGCTTCGACCACACGC